AAAAGACAATCATCAGAGGACAGCGGCGACAAAGGCCCGCCCAACGTTATACGCGCCGACGGCCTCGCCGACGTCCTCCACGGAGGACACGGCGGCGTTCCAAGCGGCATGTGTGGACGGCTCGTGTTGTCGGTGGTTAGCACGTGCAACGATGATGTCGGGATGACGGGAACAGAATTGCATGGCGATGTTCATCCTAAAAGAGACCACGCTTTCACCGATCTGAGGTGGGATGTACCAAATCAGAGGTGTCAGACCAGGCCAGGTGTCCAACTGGTTAATGCTTAGGGACGAAGGAGGAACGTAAAGGTCGGACCATTCCTGATAACGTATCGGTTCACTGACAATCGCATGAATGTCGAGCGGCTGTCGCTGAATCGCTGCGTTATTGACACTACGCAGGGCGCCGACAGTGCGAGCCTTGTCGACGAACGCATCGTAGTAAGTGGAAGAACTGCGGAAAGCACTACCGGTGGTGCCGGTCTCCGCCATTGTCACACGTCCAATGAACGTGTCACCAGGTGGCATACCCGCGCCAGTTGTGCCCAGACACGAAATGCGTGCTGACAACTTGTGCAACCGGTGCTTCAGAGAATAGAAAACGGGATTGGGGCCGCGGGGAAGCCCGTCCGCGAGCTTATGCCTGACAACCTTGAGGGGGGTTAGCAACGATGAATCCACCTTGTCCAAAGTGTCAGCGGCGTTGTAGACTATAGCAATAAAGTCTGTGACGGGCCCAAGGGCCAACTCAGGGTCATATCCGGACCGCTGTACGACAATGACGACCTGCCCGTACGAGGCAGTGGAGAGTTCCAATGATTCGATTAAGGAGGTGGTGATGTATGGTGCAGTGCGGTCAGGAAGTGGAAGGTGGAGGTTATTGAATGCGCTGAGTGGATGCCGCTCCATGCGGAGCGGACGAGGCACCTTCGCCACGACTGGGCGCGGCGGCTGCGAAGGTCGCCTTTGAGGTGGGTTTTGCGTACGGACTTTGGCCGTCTGCGAGTTGAAATTGCGGAGTAGACTTGACCTCGCTTTCGGTGGGGCATTCTTCAACGCCTTCCTCTGACGAACGGTCAACACCATGATTAGCGCGTGCCTCAAAGACGAGAGGGCACGCTACGCGAAGAAAACACGGCGGACGGAAAAGGTACGCAAACATGACCGTTTGGACGTACTTGAGCTGAATAAAGGGAAAAGGTGTCTGCCGGCAGCACGGCATAACCAACAATACACACACACACACGAGATGCAGTAACGAAAACAAACACGCGGGCCCATGCGCCTCGGGAATCTTGGTCACGCTCCTCAACTACAATGGGCAAATGCACAATCGGCGCCCCCTCGAATCAGGCGTGACAGAGTGCGGCTCAAGAAAGCACCCTGCGCTTATACACATAGCCATTTTAGGACCCCACACGCTGGTAAACAACCACCAGCGCGCCGCGTGACGCGTTCTTTCAATCCGCCGAAGTAGCATTCCAAGCTCTTCGACTGTGAGTCCTAGTGAGAGTTGCGCCCGAACGCAAGTGGAAGCACACCACTCTCACCGGCTTTCGCCACACCGCGCACTGGTCTGCGCCCCGTGGCTCTTCAGAAGTTAGGTGGGTAGTCTAGACGCGCGACTATCGTGGATTGATACACGGCATAAAATGCACCCAAGGTTTCCTTGCTTCGTAACGGTGCCCGGAAAACCCGTTACAAGGGTCCCGGCGCCGGTTGTTAGGCGGCGCCGCTGCGGCTGGTCAAGCCTAATTGCCTACCGCGTCGGCAAAAACCTCGTACAGACTGCAGAGGTTGTGCCACGCGGTTTCAACGTCATGGTATTGCGATTCGCTGTACGCGACGCACGACTGTTCGAGGGAAATTTGTTTTTCGACAGTCAGCGCCGGATACTCTCTGGAGGTATATTCGCGGACATACCCGTCAGACTCCATGGCAACTGCTTCGCCGCGTAGTTTGACAATGTAATCTTCCACTAACATCCCTTCGCGATCCGCATCCGCTTTGAGGTTGCCGGCTGCCCAAGTGAGGGCTAAGAATTCGTCTGGCTTTTTCACTTCGTTCTCGTCCTCGTAGTACCTGGCGTAAAAGTGTCGTGCCGCCAGTGCGAACGCATGTAGTAACGGGTGGTTACATGCGGACGCCGCCAATGCGCCAAAAGTGGACATGGCGACCGGTCTGAGGGACATTTTCGAGAACGAGATGCTGGCGCTCGTCAGCGCTTTCTCTAGTTTTGGGAAAGAGACACATTTCATCCCCATTATGCCGAATCTGCTGGGTAGCAGCACCTGGTGCCTGCTGCAAAACTCCATTCGGATGTGTGCCGGGAGCATGCTCTCCATCCCGTCTTTTGCAATGCCTCCGCCGGTCGTGGCCGGCTCCCACACCATGCCGAGTGAGGTGTAGAACGCAAGGCAGCAGTTGTGGAAATATTTCCGTGCGGCGGCGTCGCTGTCTTGTGGTCTAGCGACGTGCTTCCTGAGGAAATCAGAGGCGACGAACCTCGAATTGTCGTCGCCTTCTTGCATGAAATCCCACTCGCTGTCGTTCTCCCTCTTCTCCATTCGGTCCTCAAGTGTCCACCCCTCTTCGTCACCCGGGGTCTTGGAGAATTTGTCACGTGTCGCTTGATCTTTCGACACGGCAAGAAACTCCCACTCCAACACAAAGTCGAGAATAAGGTTTATTACAGCGTTCAGCGTGGAAGTTCCGCGATCTCCGCTCTGGCGCCCGAAGTCTGACGTGCCGAGCACGATAAAATTCCCCTGAAGACACAGCCGTTCGGCCATGCGGTGGAAAAGTGCCGTGTGCTCACTGTCCGTCCTCTTCTCCAAACACCAGAACAGCTCTTGGTAGAGGATTGCCTCGCACTCGCGAAGATGTTGGCGGACGCGTGCATCCCACTGACCGAAATCAATCGACTGACTCAGCGGCATGTCGGCCTCCTCGGGCTCATCGACGCCCCTGCGCTTCGCAGTGTGCTCAGCGATACGCGTCACGTGGTCAGCGAAACGTGCCGAGAGCTGTGCGTTAGTTGCTTTCTTGATGGTGCGCTTCAGGAAGTAGTCCGTGAACTTACCAGAAGTCTCAGCAACGTTCTTGCGCGACATGGCCTCTTCCACTTGCAGCAGGAAACATGCGTGTCCAATGACGATGTGGTCGTCTACGCTCGAAATGCCGCGGGGTTTGATCTTCTGCAATGCCTCGTTGTTTTTGACGAAAAACTTTCCAGTAGTGGTTTTCGCCATGTACCCCACGTCCGCAGCCTTGGTCAACGCGTTCCGGATGCGCTCGTCAGTCCAGCTTTTTGGAAGCTGGCCTTGCAATGAGCCGATGTCACACCCTCCGGTGTTACGGCAGATCCATGCGGCGAACTGTTTCGAAACGTGCTGAATCCTGGCACGACGCACGGGCGACAACGGGCTGGAGTCCACCCGGCTGAAATGTCGTCCACAAGCGGCTGCCATCTCATTCTTTGCCGACATGCCGTCGGCGATGTGCAGCTTGGACTTAATGGCCGGTAAGAGCGCTCGACCCTGATACTGCACACCGCAGTACTTGATCGCCTCTTCATCGCTCATCAGGCGTGCCTCTTTCAGTGCACGTGCCTCGTCGCGCAACGCTCGTTTCAGCTGCTTGTTGGCCTTGATCTCCCTGTTCGCGAAAGAGACGACTGTGTACGGGTTCCGCTGTTTTTCTAGCTTGTCGTACAACTCTAGCAGATGTGGACTGCCGAGGCAATAGCCGAGCACCTTCTCGCCATACGAGTATCTTAACCTAGCCACCTCCGCCATGTCCAGACCGCTTCCTTTGCGTTTCTGCTGTGCGTCGATCGCCGCGAGGATCTGGTCACGGATTTCCGGATCCACTTTCAAGCGTTCGCTGAAAGGTAGTGATTGATACGTTTCTATGGCTTTG